ACTTCACCGGCCAGCATCACGTCGCCCTGGACCTCGTCGGTCGCGGACAACTGAACGTCGGCGTGTGCGACGAAGCCTCGGATCTTCTCGGCTCCGAGCATCTCCGTGCCAGCGTCGGTCGCTGCCAGGACATGGACGGCGCCAGTCAGGTCCGACATGTCGGCCTCGACGCTCGGTGCGCCGGAGCCGAAGTTCTCGTCGAACGTCAGCGTGACGACGGCGTTCGCGTCACCGAGGTCGGTGCCGGTCGTTGCGACACCGGCGACGATGCCCGCGCCGTGCAGTGCTTCCAGCTCTGCCTGGATCTGCGCGGCGGTCGCGTCGAACGCGATCTGCGAAGCCTGCCCCTCGACGATGAGGAGGAAGGTGCCCGCAGTTGCCGGGGTGCCATCGGCGGTGATGGTGTAGACCGCAGCGTCAGCGCCCTGCGCCAGCGGAACCCAGTCGGTTCCGTTGTATGCGATGGGCGTGCCTGGGACGAGCTTGCGCGCCGAAGCGTCGACGGCGAAGGTGCCGACGCGGTTCCGCTCGACGACCATACGGGGCCGACCTGCGAAGCTGCGCTGGCTGAAAAGTTCATTGCTTTCGAGTGCCATGAGTCAGTGTCTCCTGATGTGGATGGTTGTGGCGAACGGACTAGCGAAGGACGCCGGACTTCTTCAGCTCGGCGGCACGAGCGCGACCACGCGCCAGCTTGTCCTGGATGGTGCCTCCCTTCGAGACGGGAGTGCCGTCGCTCGGGTTGGCGTTGGAAGCGGACTCGCTCTTGTTGATGCGAGCCTGGAGGGCCTCGACTTCCTTGCGGAGCTGGTCGGTGTCCTCGGCGGGAGCGTTCTCGCTCTTCTTCGCGACGTAGCTCGACCACTTCGCGATGCCTTCCGGCGTGCTCAGGTCACAGCTCTTCAGCACGACCTTGTCGGCGTGCTTCGCGAGGTCGTCGGCGTTCATCGGATCGCCTTCGAACGGGATGTCGCTCTTCGCGACCTCTGCCTTCTCGACCTTCTTCGGTTCGAGTGCCTTGGCGAGGCCGGTAACGATCTTGGAACCGAGGTCTTCGCCGAAGTTCTTCAGCAGCTCGGCCATCTTGGTTTCGTCCATGTCTGGATTCTCCTGTGGAGTGGGTTGGGTTTGCTTGGTGAGTGGCTCAACGATGGCCGAGCCGAACATTGAAACGCCTACCCATTCCCCGTTTGCATACGGAGCCTTGAGGATAGGATCGTGGATCTTGACCACCGTGGCCCAGGCGTCGGTCGCGTCGACCTTCTTGCCGTGCTCGTCGGTGATGTTTTGGAAGCGCGGGTCGCCCTTCTGGACGATGAAGTTCTCCGCGATGTGCGCGCGGTCCGCGCCGACCGGGTCGCAGTCGTGCATCACGTCGATGCCGTTGCCTTCCATGTTGGGGATGAAGTTGTGGCAGTAGCCCTTCACGACATCCTTCGCGGCGATGTCGCCGTGCGAGTCGGCTTGCTCGACGAGGTAGACGATCGACGTGAGCAATCCCTCGCTGTCCATCTTCGCCACACCGTCGAGCTGCATGGCGTCGCGATTCTTGTAGAGGGCGGCGACTTGGTTGGCGCCGCGAGGGACCAGCGAAATCAATCGCATGGTGCCGTCCAGCAGGCGCCGCTTTGCGGGCTTCGTCATGTCGTGGGAGTTGTGGGCCGGGTGTGGGAGAAGTCTTCTGGTGGAAGTGTATCACATTGAGACGCAGAAAAGGTGAACTTTCTTCCGACCTGTCCCGATCGTGGTGTATTCTGACCCCCTCCAGATGGTATACTTCAGGCATGACAACTCCCTCAGAACGACCGGCGGTGCCTTCCCAGGTTCGAAAGCCCCGTGCCCGGCGCGACTCTGCGGCTCAGGTGACCAAGCTCTTCAAAAGAGTTCCCTCCCTGTTCCCCACGATCGCAAACCAAAACGAATCTCTCCTCACCACCATCACCAAGATCCAGGGCGACGAGCAGGAGTCCAAGCAAGGCGTCTTCGTCGGCGCTGTGCCTCGACCGTTCGACTTCGTCGGCGCGCAGGAACTCAAGCGCCACAACGTCCACCACTCTCGCTGCATCGAGGCGAAGAAGGTGGCGACCGTCGGACTCGGCCACGAGAACGAGAAGGTGCGTGACATCCTCGACCCTCTGTGCCGGGTGTCGTGGCTGCACACAATGCTCCAGGTCGCCGAGGACTTCGAGAACACCGGCAACGGATTCCTCGAAGTCGTGCGAGGCCCAGACGGTGCGCCGAAGGGTCTGCACTTCCTGCCTGCTCGCGACGTGCGCATCATGGTGGAGAACCAGCAGTATGACTTCCACTACGAGGTGCACTCGCACGGCACGCGCGCCGCGCACACTCTGAAGTTCTCGTCGTTCGGCGACCTCGACTTCAAGCGACGCCACAAGGATCAGGGCAAGACCTCGGAGCTGATCCACTTCATCGACCCGACTGCCTTCTCTCGTTGGTGGGGCCAGCCAGGGTGGCTCGCCGCCATCTCCTCGATCGAACTCGTGCAGGCGATCACGCAGCACCAGTTCGACTTCCACGTCAACCGGGGCGTCCCGGAGTTCATGCTCTTCGTGATGGGCACCAAGGTGCGCAAGAACGACTGGACCGCGATCGAGCAGTCGCTCCAGTCGCAGATCGGACTGGGCAATTCCCACAAGTCTCTCGCGATCAACCTCACGGACCCGAACATCACCGTGCAGTTGGAGAAGCTCGCGATGGAGTCGGCCGCAGACGGCGACTACTTCAAGTCGATGATGGAAACGCTGTCGGTCTCGATCGTGTCCGCGCACGGGACGCCCCCGGCCATCGCCGGGATCATGATCCCTGGCAAGATGGGCGCGAGCAACGAAGCGTCGCAGGCGATCATGTCGTTCCAGGCGTTGACCATCGGACCGAAGCAGGAAATCTTCGAGACGATCCTTGGCTGCACCCTCGGCTCCGACCGTGGCGTCGACGGGCTCGGCAAGGACGACTTCGACTTCAAGACGATCGTCGACGAGATGGCGGAGGCGATGAAGAAGCTCCAGCCGCTCGACACGATGAGCGGCATGAAGCAGGAGCTACCCGAGGCAGCAGCCGAAGGGCGCGACCTGGATGAGGGGCTGAAGAAGGAATCGTGGGACGCCAAGGTGGCGCGCCACGTCCTGACCAACATCCTCAAGATGGCGAACGATCCTCGTGACAGCTAGAATCACCACCGCACGCATCGCCTTCGCTCTCGCCACTCAGGCGAGGGTGTGGGCACGCGACGCCACCGACTCGGAGTCGATCAAGGCAGCCATGCAGGTCAAGGCCCTTGGCTTCCACATCGCAGCCGTGGAGGTGCCGTTCTACTGGGCGCAGTATTACCACGACGGGCGCGGCCCGGTGCGTGCGCGGCCAGGGCACAAGATCGTCTACTTCGTGGACCCTGACGACGACCCGCGAATCAACGGCGCAGCTCGGAACTACCCGAAGCGTGCGTCGGACATCAAGCGGTTGACCAAGCGGCAGTTCTACAAGTTCCTCGGCGAGGGCAAGCTCGTCGCCGTGGACAAGGTCGGTCCCGCAGGCCCGCATCCGTTCTTCACGCAAGGGCTGCGGAACCTCAAGAACAACACCGCCGAGTCGGGCTCACCCGGCCTGTTCAGTCAGCACATCATCGCCGAGCTGACGAAGAGCAAGATCCTGAACTGGCAGCGGGGAGCCACGATCCGGCTGGGCTAGGGGCGCTGCTCGAACCCGTCTGGGTAGCGCGCTCGGAGCTTGGCGATGTTCATGATCGCCGCCTGCTCCAGGCTGAACCCTTTCTCGCGTGCGATGCGAGCGAGGTAGAAGAGCACGTCGCCCACCTCGTGGATGTAGTCGATCGTGTCGACCTCCTTGCCGTGGTAGAGTTCCTTCTTGCCGAGGTCGGCGACCTCGCCTGCCTCACCGGCGAGCCCGAGCAGGGCATTGGCGAAGTCGGCGCGATCGCTCCAGGTGCGATCGGTGGAGTGCTCGAAGTCTTGGAATGATATGCTCATCGTGGTGTCCTCATGTGCGCCCACCTCGCGAGACCGAGCGCGTCGATGACGTGCGTCGCATCCTTCGGGGACAGGCTGGTTGTGCCCGGCAAGCGGACTTTCTGTGGTGACCCCGTGAACTCCAGGCCACGGGCTGTCGGGGTGAGCCCGAGCTTCTTCAGCAGGGCATCGGTGAAGGCTTCCTTCTTGGTGCTGCCCTTCCACTCCTTGGGAGTCGGGACGAGCACGGACGCCGTTGGGTAGGCTTCCATTGCAGCAGCCAGTGCTGCTCCTGCGATCTGCGCGAGATGCAGGATGTCGTTCGGTCGCAGCGTGCCCTTGCTCGCACCCTTGGGAGGGTAGATGAACTGGGACTCCACGACGATGATGTCGATGCGCTCCGCGTCGGGCGTCTTGAACCGCAGCTCGCTCATGGCCTCGTTCAAGGCACGGACCATGAGGGGCCGACGGACTTCCCACTTCGCGGTGCGCTTCGGGACGCACACTAGCTTGCCGTGAACGGGACGCCCCGAAACAACGACGCCCAGGCCCGTTGTCTTGGTGTCGGGGTCGATACCGAGGATGTTCATGAGTCACCATCCGCGATGGCTTGGAGCTGATCGCTGCGGTCGCCTCGGTTGGCCTCGGGGTGTTGGTCGCCCGTGTATTGGGCGCCGTCGTCGAAGCGGATCTGCGGCACCTTCTTCATGCGCACCAGCTCGACCTTGCCTGAGAGGCGCTCGACAAGCTCCCAGACTTCCTTGCCGCTGTAGTAGGCTACGACAGCCTCGGCGCACGCGCCGGACGACTGGCGCCATCGTGGGAGCATGACGAGGGCGTCACACTTCTCCAGGATGATGCGGAAGTCCTCGGCGAGGACGGCGTTGATGTCGAACACCTTGGCGTTCGTCTCAGAGTCGAGAGGCTCGGCGGGGTTGAAGCCCTTGGCGAGGTCATACTCGGCGGGACTCTCGACGAGGTAGCCGAGGTCGCGCAGGATGCGAGCGCCGCGAGCGAACTCGCCGAAGTTGTAGAGGGGATAGCCCCGCATGGGGCCAGCAAGGTAGACGGTCTTCATGGTGTTTCCAGGGTTAGAGATGCAGGTAGGGTGAAGGGTTGTGGTTTCAGGAAAGGTCGCCGAGAGGTAGGTCGGAAGCGCGCTGCTCGGCCTGCGCGTCCAGGCGCTTCTGCGTGAAGGGCGGGACCACCTTGCCCTCGATGTTCGCGAGCACCGCGTCGGTGTTCTTGCGCGCCTTCAGCATCCACGCCGTCGCCGCCCGAGGTGGGCGGTCGTCGTTGAGCATCTGGTTGAGGTCCGCGTCGCGCAGGATCGCGAGGCACGCCATCGCCTTTGACAGGTGAGGCAGGCCGGAGTCGGGGTCGATGTCCTCGCCCTCCCAGTAGGAAGTGAGGTG